ACTTATCAGTGTTGCCTGGGTGGCGAAATTGGTAGACGCAGCGGATTCAAAATCCGCCGTTGAATAAACGTGTCGGTTCGAGTCCGACCCTAGGCACCAATGATAAGTTTCTGAAGAATTACAAGCCGCTTTTCAAAGCGGCTTTTTTATTATCTAAATAAAGTAAAATCAATAACTTACAATCTAGTCAAAATCCCCCACCATCAAGACTACTGTATATATTTACATTTATTTACTGTTCATTTATGATCTGTTTAGATCATAAATGAAGTGAAATTGCACCAAAATTGCACCAAAAATTGCACCAAAAAATCAGGTTCTAAAAAGATGGCAACTTTCAATAAAATCAACGGTACTTGGCGGGTTCAAGTTAGACGAAAAGGCGTATCAAAATCAGGCTATTTTCGGACAAAAGCAGAAGCGCAGGCGTGGGCTTTAGATATTGAATCCAAAATTCTGACTGGGGAAATCCACAACCAAATTCCCAATATCACCTTTGCCGAATTATTGGATAAATACATCAAAGAGATCAGCATTCACAAAAAAAGCTATCGAGAGGAAAAATTGCGCCTGTTGCGTTTGATGGAAATGCCTATTGGCAGTATTCGCTTGCTCGATTTAGAAGAACGTCATTTCCAACAATGGCGTGATGAGCGCCTTGCCAAAGTCAGTCATGCCAGTGTGCTGCGTGAATGGAATACTTTGTCGCACGTTATGACCACGGCAATCACAGAATGGAAATATCTGAAAGAAAATCACCTCAAGAATATTAAAAAACCTGCAACACCAAAAGAACGCACTCGCCGATATACTGAAGAAGAAATTGAGCGGCTCACTTTTGTTGCCGGTTATGATTTCAATTATGCGCCGCTCACTGTACAAAGTCGGGTTGCAGCCGCCATGCTATTTGCTATCGAAACCGCAATGCGTGCAGGGGAAATATGTAAGGCGAAATGGGAACACTTGAATGCAGAAACCCGCATTCTACACATTCCCATGTCAAAGAATGGGCACCCACGTAATGTGCCGTTATCCACCAAAGCAATGCAGATCATCAACCATCTTGCGCTAATAAAAAACGAAGACACCGACTTGATTTTTCAATTGACCGGCCCTTCTCTTGACGCCAATTTCAGAATATTAAAAGAACGCGCAGGGCTTTCGGATGCGGATTTGCATTTTCACGACACCCGCCGCGAAGCATTAAGCCGACTTTCGCAAAAGGTGGAAGTGATGACGCTTGCCAAAATTTCGGGGCATAGAGATATTAAGATTCTGCTTAATACCTACTACGCCCCGCGAATGGAAGATGTGGCCAAGTTGTTGGGTTAGTTGCGCCGCTGTCTGCGTTGCGCATAGCGTACAATTTCACCGACAAAGTAGCGCACATTATTGGTCGGCTGTTTGATGTTGCGTTGTGATGGCACTTGCACCGGTTTCGGGAAATACGGATCCGCCATGATTGCCTGAATGTGGCGTTTGGAATAACCAAAATACTCCGCCACTTCATCCACGCTCCATAATTCCTTGCTGTTTTCACTGATGGCTTGGCGGGAAAGCAGAGTTTCAAGTGTGGTCAGTTTTTCCATCATTTGTTCATTGGTTATCATTTCCTAATCCTCCACTTTAACAATTAATAAATTCCGCGCATCTACTTTGCCGAAATTATGTTCATATTGGTAAACAATTTGCGCATCTTGCATTGATAATCCGCCTTTTGATTCTGAAACCAGAATCCATTCTTTAAATCCCGTTAAATATCTCAAAACAACATATTTGCCAGGAGAATTTGCCGCAAGTTCTGCTTTTCTTTTAGCGTATATCTCATTTTCTCTTTGCTTTCTTACGCGTTCCATATCTTCTAATGTGTCTTTACTTAAAAATCCCATATCACCTCCTAATTCAAGTTTCTTCCAAACAATCCCCCTATTCCCTCGCCAAAATTACGCACGGAAAATAAGGAAATCTTTTCTTCTTTAATGAAAACATCGTCTTTTTCGTAAATAATCCACCGATAGTCATTTAACCGTAGCCGCCCGTATTTGAATAAATAGTTCAAATGTTGTTCAGACGGCATAAATCCGATGGGTTCCATGAGAATTTTTAGCTTTTGAACAATTTTTGAGCGGTTACAGTTACTGACACAAGTCCAAGCGGGGCTATGCCCCTTGTTTGTTTCGGTGGTCTCCGAATCGACATTATCTGAATGAATAACGCCTTTTTTGATAACCCAATTTTTTAGTTTTGTTCTCACCGTCGCTAAACTAAAGCGGTTTTTCACCCCCACGATTACTCTTCTAGTTTCGCCATATTGATTCGGCTCAGTTTCTTCATAGTCAATGCAAAGCGGTTGGTCGGTGCGTTTCGTCATCGCCCCACCCTGCACTTGTAAATAACTGGCAAAACATGACACATCCGCCACAGCACGGGCTGTGTCGATGGTGTCATCCTCTGCACTCATGTCTTTGGTCATTTTGCGTAGCTCACGCCACACGGAAATCGGTGGATTGCCGTAGAACTGGAATTGACGTATTCCCCAAAGGTTCGCCCAAGCGCGAACTCGTTGTACGTTTTCATCCAGTTTCAAGCCTTCCACTTCGTCCGAATCTTCATCCTTTTGTTTGCCGGCATAGATATTCTTGGCAATGTATTTCGCAATGTAGGACACAGCAGACCCTTTTTCTTTGTCGATTTCGTCCACCCGGCAGCGGTGTTTTTTCGCGCCGAATTCATCACCGTCCAACTCAAGAGCTTTGCTTTTGAATAAACGAATCACCTCATCTTTATCTTTGGCGTTGATATATAACAGCAAGTGCCAGTGTGGCGTTGCATCATGATGTGGTTCTACCCCACGCATACCGAAAAAGCCGATGCCACGCTTGGCAAACAAGGCCCGCAACTGCACCCACACTTTATTCAAATAAGCGTGGGTTTGACGTGGGTCTGCGCCCTGCCATTTTTTATTATTGGTGCCGTTATTGTGCGTCGCATGGAAAGAGGACGGCGCAGTCATGGTCAGGAATAAAGAGATATAGCCGTTTTCTTCCGCCCATTCGTCCACACCACGCAACCGGTTCATCATTTCGTTGTAGCGAATGGCAGGATTACCGGAAGAACGCAACCACATTTCCAACAACTCAACTTGCTCATTCGGGTCATCAATATTTTCGATGATCATCTGCTTTAAATATTCCAAGTTGGATTTGCGTTGTTCCTTAAACTCACGGAACGCACCTTTAGAAATATACGGGCTGACTTTTGCCGACACTTCGCCACAACCAATCGCCAAATGCTCAATCAAGCGTTTTTGCGCTGTGCGCAAAGTACGGAACCAATGCTTATCGCACACGATTTTCAGCAATTCGGTTTCGATGGTTTGCGAAGAAACTTTATTGGTCTCATGAAAACGTGACCAGCTTTTCAGAGGGAAACCAATTCCCCAACAGGTATCGCCACACAATTGATAAAGCTCCAATTCAAGGCGATTAAAGTCGTCCATTGAAATCAAGCCTTGTTCTTTCTCTTTTGCTCGCTCGGCAACAAAATCCGCCTGCAATTTGGTGAACAGGTTGGAAAGCTTGCAGGCGATTTCTTTCAATTGGCGTTCGCCCAACAAATAGAAATGCAACCCTTCCGGCTCAACCTGTTTTTGTTGTGCTAATTCGGCAGAATAGGTTTGGCGGTTTAACAACCAAGAAACAGAAATTCGATAATGTTCAAAAACGGCTCTCAATCTCGTGCTTAAAATTTCACGCAAATAATTGTTGGCATAGATCGCCTGTTTGTTACCGGCTCGGAAAGAAATAGACCCGTCATCCGCCACAGATTGAAACGCTCGTAACCATACATTGCGGAAATGCTCACGTTGACGTTTGCGTGGCAATGAAGAAAGCAGTTTTTCAACATAATCAAAAGATGCTGGGGCAACGGCAAATAGCTCCAATTGCGCAGAGGTTGCTTGCGCATTGTGTAAAGTGCGGTCATTTTTCACCGCACTTTGTGCCATAGCCAAACGCGCCGCTTCCATTGCCTGCTCACGCTTGGCAAGGTTGATGTCGCGTTGTTGTTCCCAGTTCATCATGGCTTATTTACCTATTAATACATGCCTGATTGGCTTTTACAGATAGCCTCCGAGATTTCCGCCTTGATGGCTTCAATCACTTTTTGCACGTCTTCTAAATTGTTGACGTTTTCGTTTTGCAATTCGCAACGAATCAAAAATTCAAGTACCCCCTCAAAGGTTTTGCAGTAACTTGCTTTATTGCGCTTTAAATTAATGTCACTGTCGAGTTCCAACTGATAAATCACATAGCCTGCATCTGTAACGCCAAGCTGATAGGTTTTTGAAAGTTCAATAAGGTGTGGCATGGTTAATCTTCCTCGGTTGTATTGGTTGGTTTTTTGTCTATTTGGGTGAATTCCCGTTCTCGGATGTTTTGCGGAAACAAGCTTGAAAGTAACCGCACTTTGCGAAATGCACGGGCAATTTTGGTTTGCCCTTCCTCGGTGTAATGATGTAGTTTTAAGCCGGAATGATGACCGTTGACCAAATCGGCAGTATCAACCCTTGCCAAAGCAAGCAATTCAGTTTTCAACCATTTCGGGCAATTATCAAAAGCGCGTTCTACACGGAATTTGCTATTGCCTAAAAAATGCTGACCGTCATCCCAATTTTTTACGTTCGGCACGTCAATTTGATTGGCTTTGCAGTATTGCTCGGCAACAGATTCAGTGGCTGATACATACATCACTTATGCTCCTCAGGGCTTATTTGCCCAATGTCCAATTCCAGAAACGGCGAAAGACATTTTGTTTTTGCAACGGATTTTGCGCAGGCAACACAATGCGTTCTAAATTGGCTAAACGAGCCAAGATTTCTTCATTGGTGATGATTTGGTTGGTATTCAGTTGCACTTGTTTTGCATTAATGCGGGTTTGCAAGCCGAATTGTTTTTTCACGTCATTCATAAACTGAAAAAATGAAGTACGTCTTTTGTTTTGTGCCACCACTTTGCGGCTATATTTTTGTTTAATCATTGTTCAACTCCTCAAATTTTGGGTGAAAAAATCCTGTCGATTGAATTTCTTCAAACGACAAGTCTTGTTATTACGGTTTGGAAATTAAGAATTAATCGAGGGCGATTTCTTGCTGACGTTCGTCAATCTGATTTAACGGTTTATTCGCCATTAACGCTTCCGGTCGCTCGTTATAAACCGGCGTTCGCACCCGAGTGATTTGGCTTGTGACCTTGAGTTCTGTGCCACAGTTATTGCAATAGGCGATAACGTCTATGGACAACAAGCCAATTTTTTCTGATGTGCGCACACGGATGTTGTTACTGCCGCAATTCGTGCATTTATGATCTACGTTCACTACTTACCACCTAGTTTGTTATACTCAATTTGATTCATTCACAATTGACTAAGGAAACGATTTTATGGCTGAAGAACAGCAACTTATCGAATTAACTGTAGAAAATGCACAAAATCGCCTACGAATTCATGTCCTTGAACAGATTCTTGCGCTTTTTCTTCATCACAAGACGGACAAACAGCAGCAAGCACTTCAGCACTATTACGAATACATACGCGACCAACATCTAAACAATTTTTCTCTTGATGAAGATCAAGCAGAAAAGATTGAAGCAATATTTGACGCGCTTGAAGACGTTCTACAGAAGTAGAACCGTTATCAAATAACGTGAATGAAAGACGGTATTTGCCGTCTTTTGTTTTGCGAAGAAAGAATTTCCCACTCGCTTGAATTGATTCACACATACACACCACCTTTTTGTTTAACTATTCCGAATCACTGTTCAATCTGCATTGATGCAGGCAAACATTCTTCCAATTTCAAGCGGATAAAATCTTTTAATTCACGCTTATCCGCTGCTGCCAAGGCTTGCAACTTGGCTTTAAAACTTGCCGTTACCCGAAATGCAATAATCTCGGTTTTAAGCTCGCGTTTTTGTTCTGTTTTTGCCATCTTTTTTTCTTGTTGTTTTTGTTTACGTTGTTATACTTTTCACTAATTAAGATTCAGAAAATCGGGCAACCAACACCTTCAATGCCTGCCAAATTTCCGCATCTGTCGGCATTGGCTTATTTGTTTGATGGGTTGCGCGCCCATGCAATGCAATTAAATACATTGAACTGTGCAACAAATTGCCAAGATAATTTGCCACGCCAAGTAATAAGGCAGGAATATATGTACGACCCATTTCACCCAGCTGTGGCTCCCTTACTTGCTGAAGAAGTTGAGCGAGCTCTACAAGAGAAAGCGGACAGGGAGGTAAATCCCACAAGGCTCGTTCTTTTGTCGTTTTGTCTAGCGTTGCTAGACAATTCCAATAAGAAGCTCTATCAGAAGCCCATAACTGAACTTTTTCAAGTTGCGAAAAAATATGGCTTAATGAATGCGCAAACGCTATCGGCGCATCTTCAACCGGCGGCAGAACGCTTAAATCCGGCTGTGCATCAAGATATCGTATCGCTAGCCCTGAAATTGAGCGACTCAATAACGTCAAATACTCGTCGTTGATTGTTGGTTTGTATGCCATATCACCACCTTATTGTTTAACTATTCCGAATCACAGCCCAACCGGCATTGACGCGGGAACGCATTCTTCTAATTTCAAACGGATAAAATCTTGTAATTCTCGTTTGTCTTTTGCCGCTTCGGTTTCCAATGCGGCTTTAAAACTTGCCGTTACTCGAAAAGCAATAATTTCGGATTTTAGTTCGCGTTTTTTTTCTGTTTTCGCCATACCCTTTCCTTTGTTGTTTTTGTTTACTTTGTTATACTTAACTATCCAAAAAGCCACTGGAATACACAGAACGAACCCACTGCGGAACAGATAAGACATAATCCCTGAAAATAGCCATAAATTGCACGGTGTTGTTCTTCCAGTTCGTCTATTCTTTGCTTAGTTTGTTTTTCTTGTTCTTTTAAGGTTTGTTCAAGTTCCAATACGCGAACCCATAATTGTTCATTGATTTTTTTAGCCATAAGGCACTCCTATGTTCGAAAAAATAAAAAACCACCTGCTTTTTATAAAAGACATCATCATTGATACCGTGGCTTATTGGGCGACATTTGGCTTAGTTTATGTCTACACTCGCTTTGTACTTGTGCCGGAAATCAATGCCGATATTCAACTTGTTATATTGCTGTTGATGTCATTCGTGATTTATTGTGTATATAAAAAAACGATTCCGTACACCAAAAACTTGCACATTCAAGGACAACATTCCTATTTATGTGGCGTTTGCATTTTTGTCTTTGCACTCGGCAGTTTCAGCCAAGCGGAACTACAACAATTTGGGTTTAATTTCAGCGAAGTTCCACAACAAGCCATTAAGCAATACGCCTCATTAAAAACCATGTTTTATGCCATCGGCATTGTGGCGTTGCCACAACTGTTAAAACAAAAAACTGGTTAGTATTGCCATCGTCTTTCCGTGTTTGTTTATATTGTTAAAAATAAGGATTTTTTATGACCGCACTTTCCATTGAAGAACGCCTCGAAAAACTTGAAGTGCAAATGCAAAAGCGTATTGAACGTCAAAACTTGCTTTCTGAATTGATTTATCAACAAGCCAAATTGCAAGGCACTATTCTTTATCTTTCAAAGAAGCGCGAGTCTTTCCTTTACGTTGAGCCCTCATTTTCGCCACTTCTTGAGCAACAGCGTGCGCTATACGCGCAGATTCTTGCTGAACTTCCCCAAGATGATGAACAGGGGCGTGAATATGTACGTTCACTACAAGATCTCTTTGAACAGAAATAGTCGTCATTGTCTTTCCGGTGTTTGTTTACATTGTTTGAGATGTTATAACCAAATCTTTTTCAAATCAATAGATGATTCAAAAAAAGATTTAAAAAATCTTATGAGGAAATCAAAATGAAAGAATGGTACTCGGCAAAAGAATTAGAAGGACTAGATGGATTGCCTGCTCAAGCAACAAATATCACTCGCAAGGCAAAAAATGAAAATTGGAAAATGCGCGAAGCCAAAGGTATAAAAGGCGGTGCGTTTGAATATCATATAAGCTCATTTCCTGATGTAACGAAAAATGCATTGGGCTTTATTGACGATACAGTGCGCGTCGTCAATCTACATGAACCTTTGGCAAAAAATGCTATTCGCGTAGAAATTTTGGATATTGAAGCGAGCGCAGGTAATGGCACCTTTTTAACCCGTGCCGAACAGGGCTTATTGGCACAAGAGTTCGATTTGGATTTTTTTCGCCGCCAATTTGGACGCACTGACGCGAAAAACTTGAAGATTATCGCCGTAAAAGGCGACAGCATGGCGCCGACACTGGAAAGCGGTGATTTGCTTTATGTGGACGTAGCGGAAAATTATTTCAGTGCCGACGGGCTTTATGTGTTCACCTTTGATGATCACACGTTTATTAAACGCCTGCAAAAACGCGGGCGAGAAATGTGGGCGATGTCCGACAACAAAGAAAAATACGAACCTTGGCAAATTCACACCGACGACCCGATTTATATTCACGGGCGCGTGGTGTTTAGCTTGCCGATGAAGATGAAGAAGTGGTGATAAATATGCGACATTTCGTTTACATGAATTGGCACAAAGAGGTGAATGCCTATACCTTGGAAAATCATAAAGAAAATGAAGATTATTTCATTGGTTATGTTTCGCAGAAAAAACGCGTCATTACTTTCCGCAAAGACAGAATTATTCAAGAATTTGCCAATTTTGAAGATGCACAACATTATGCTGAAAACTTGCCGGCAGAAATCTTTGCCCAATTCGATCAGAAACTCAATGCCATCAAACGCACCTCAATCACACCGATTCAACATCCACTCACTTTTTGTTTTACCGGCTTTGGCAAAGCACAAAAGCAAGCATTAATGAATTTGACGGCAGAGGTCGGCTTGCGTGCAATCCAAGATGTCACATCAAAATGCGATTATCTTGTGATGTGCGAAAACTCTAAAACAATCGGTCCATCAAAACGCGCAAAAGCCGAATCACTCGGCATAAAATTAATTTTTGAGAACCAATTTTTCCATTTGATTGAAACAGGGGAAATCCCACAATGAAAAAACTACTCTTAATTTTGACCGCACTTTCAATTCCTTTGTCTGCATATTCTGCCAATGTGCCTAAAACATATGCCAAAGTGTTAAAGGGCTTAGATATTAAAGAGGCCGAGTTAACCGGTAATTTTTTATCAGTCACATTTAATCGCGACAAAATCGGCAAACCAATGCTTCAAAGTGTTATCAGCAGCATTTGTTATCAAACATATTTGGATAAAAAGTTTGCCAAAACATTAGACCTAAAGCGGGTTATGATCGTGAATAAGCATTACACTCATAGCTTTAATTTTGAAACAGATGTGAAGCAATATTGTAAAAACATAGGCAAGTTAAATGATGAGCAAGCGGAAGCACAATTCCCGTTTGATAGCTATGTTTCGGAGAATTAAGAATGCGAAAACTACTCTTAATTCTGACCGCACTTTGTTTGATTTCCGCCCCTACCCTTGCCAAAAGCAAAAAAGCCAATGCGGAACAGTTTAGTTGTGAGGACACTAAATATTGCAAAGAAATGCGTTCTTGCGCTGAGGCTAAATTCCACTTAAATGAATGTGGCGAAAGCCGTTTAGATCGAGACGGTGACGGCGTGCCATGTGAGAATGTGTGTAGGTAGTGGATAGTAATAATTTTTTAAGTATTGAGTTAGAACGATAAATGTTAAATTGGGATGATATAAAAGATTTCTTAGCTGACCCTAAAAAAATTCAGGAAAAAGCTAATCTAGAATGTAAAGCTGCGGCGAATAGTTTACCTAAAGATTTTTGGAAGTCCTTTAGTGCCTTTTCGAATACACAAGGTGGATTTATTTTACTTGGTATTACTGAAAAAAAAGACGGAGAATTTTGTGTTACCGGTGTAAGCGATGCTCGCAAAATTGTAGATGATCTATATTCTCAAGCTCGTAGTGGACAAAAGGTGAGCTGTCATTATTTAAATGATGATTGTGTACTTTATGAGAATGATATTTTTGCAGAAAAGAGTGTAATTGCTATTTATGTTCAAAAAGCGGAAAACAATTCTATTCCGGTTTATTTGAATGGTGACATTACAAATGCTTACGTTCGTTTAAATACAGGTGATCATAAACTATCTCCTGCAGAATTAAAAAACTTTCTTTCTAGCTATACTAAAATAAATCAAGATAACAAAGTTATTCCTAATACATCAATTTCGGAAATTCATTTACCTACGTTAGATAAATATCGTCAATATATTAAAAATTACAATTCAACAAGTCCATTACTTGCTCTAGATGACTTATCATTATTAAAGAAAATAAATGGTTATCAAATAGATCTTAAAACCGGGAAAAGTGGTTTAACTTATGCCGGCTTATTAATGTTTGGAAAATTAGATATTATTAGGTCTTTACTTCCTCATTATTTGTTAGAGTATAAATCAAAAGAAACAGATCACCGATACGATGATCGAATCACATGTGATGAGCTAGAAGAAGGAAACTTATTTGAATTTTATTTAAAAGTTGCACCAAAATTATCTGACCTTGCTAAAAATAAACATTTTGCGTTAGATCAGCTAACAAGAAGCGAGGACAACTTGATAACTGGTGCATTACGTGAAGCTTTTATTAATATGCTTACACATTCAGATTATTTGAATGACAGAGTAACACTCAAAGTATCACAAACATCAAATACATTAAATTTTGAAAACCCAGGTGTTATGTTAGTGAGTATTCTAGAAGCTCAAAGTGGTAAAAAATCTATATGTCGAAATGCAACCTTACATAATATGTTTCGCCGAATAGGTCTTTGTGAAAGGGAAGGGAAAGGAATTGAAACTATCTTCTCAAATTATCGTAAAGAATTATTAACTACACCGGTGTTGAGTACGGATTCAGAAAAAACACTTTTAACCTTAACGTTACAAGATAGCTCGGCTATACAAGCTAGCCAACAATTGCAACAAAGACTAGGTGCTCAATATCAAAATTTAGATAATGATTTGTACAAGAAAATTTTGTTATTGGCAGCTTTAAATGGCGGATGGATTAAGCATCCTATTCTCTCTGAAAGGTTAGAAAAAGACTACCATAGCAGAGACATTACTCTTGCATTACCTGCTTTAGAAAGAAAGGGATTACTTTTTGGTAAAGGTGAGAAGAAAGATAAATTCTATGTTTTGCCTTGGGTAGATGTTGGCGATTTAAAAGAGATTTATGGTAAACGTCATGAAGTCACATTGAATACGCAGTTAAGTTTTGATGTTGAAAGTTTATCTGAAGAAGCTAACTTGGAAGCTAACTTGGAAGCTAACTTAGAAGCTAACTTAGAAGCTAACTTAGAAGCTAACTTAGAAGCTAACTTAGAAGCTAAGAATGCATCTAGGAATGAAGACAAATTGGTTTATTATATCTTTGATCTTGATGAGTTCGGACGAACAATAAAGGATGGTCGGACAATTATTAATGAATTAGATGATTTAGCTCCAGACTTTTTAGAAAAACTTAAGAATATTGTTCCTGATGATTTTTATAGAAAAAAGAAGAAGAACAGAAAAAAACTGAAAGAACTTGTACTTGCATTGTGTGATGATCAGTTTGTTACAAAGAAATCACTTTCAAAGCTTTTAGGGATAACAGAATCAGCTTTATGGTTACATCTAAAAGAATTTGTAGACCAAGGCATGCTAGAACTTGCGTTTCCACAGCAGCCAACTCATAAAGATCAATCCTATCGGGTTGTTAAATAGCGGTCAATCGACCGCTTTATTTTTTCTCTTTCTTCACTTCCACTTCATCATCTTCCACTTTCAGTTCGCATTCAATCTGACTAGTAAGGCCACCGTCTGAAAGATTGTGTGTCACACGGGCGATCAGCCAATTCGTTGCGTCAATTTCGGCTTTAAAGCCTGAAAGCGAAATCGGTGTTTCCGGCATTAAGTCAGGTTCTCCCAACGCGAGATTCAGGCTAAAGGTTGCCACGCCACGTTTTAGCTTATCAAAGGCGGATTTGGCGACAGTGATAGCTCTAGCTTCTGAAGGATAAGTAACACGAAGGCTTTTAATTTTATCATTGTCACTTTCCACAGGGGCTTTTTGTTCAATGGTGTTATATTTTATTTTAGTTAATCGTCTGCCTTTTACTGTACCATCTTTCAGCGTTCTGCCTTTTGTCATGCGCTGTTTTTTTACAATCTTAGTATTTTTATCTATGATAATTTCGCCACGTTTGCCCGTGGTTGTATCATGCCAATACACCCGCACGGCTTTGTAGTTTTCGCTTTCAACAATAGAAAAATTGTAGTTGTCGCCATTTTTACGGGTAATTTTGCGCAGTGGAATGTCTTTCCCTGTGACGGTTTTGCCTTTGCCTAATGGCATAAATAATAGCGTGCCATTTTTCACCGTACACATGGCACCGTGTTCATCTGCAAGGCGTGTCAGTAGATTGATGTCGCTCTCATTGGTTTGGTCGATGTGGTCGATGAATCGATTTGCAAGCTCTTTTTCCACTTGGCTTTTGAGTTTATTTTCTTTGGCGATGGTGTCAATTATTTCGCCTAAGGTTTTCTTATCAAATGACCGTTCTTTTTGTTCGGAAAATGATCCTTTTAAATCCGCCGCTCTTGCTCTGATGGTTAATCTATCTGCTGAACCTGCGCCACCTGAAAACTGTACTTCATCCACTGAATATTGCCCTTTGTCAATCAGTGGTTTTCCTTTCCAACCCAATGCAAGGCTGATTATGGCATTGCGTGGCGGTAAGGCTAGTTTGCCGTCATGGTCGGAGAGTTCTAAATCAAGAGTGTCCGCTTCTAAGCCGCGATTATCTGTCAAAGACAAATTGATTAATCGGCTTGATACCACTTGCGTGATGTCTTGCTGTTTTTTGTCTTTGGTGGAGATCACCACTTTAAAAGCAGGCGTGCGGTGATTTTTACGTTCAAAATCCAACATTAGAACATCCCCGCAATGGATTCGGCAATTTCAATCAGCATAGGGTCATCAGTGCGTTTGAGATTAAGTGTGAAATCAATAGCGCGTGGCGCACCATCCCCGAATAATTCCGAGCGAGTTTCCTGCAGAGATTCGATGACGAAAAAGCCGATGATTTCAAAAGTTCCGCCGTCAATCAGCGGAAATGCACCGCCACTGTCCGCCATAAGTTCGAGGGCTTTGATAGAAAATCTTCCCCCGGTGATTTCAGGGATCAGTTTACCGTTAATGGTCACGGTTTCGCTTTCTTTGCCGGTGAACTGTGCTTTTGGCATAGCCCCCACCACGGAATTGGTTGGGTGTCGCCATGAGGATTGGCGGTCTAAGGTTTGAAACGGGACGGTTTGGCGGGCAAAGATAAACATGCCCAAGGCGGCAAGTGCGAAGTTTTGGAACATTGGTTAAACCTCCCAACCTTCATTCTGATAAACAGAAAACAGCATAATTTATTCTTTTACTCTTACATTTGAGATGGCAATTAGAACAGCAATCACAATTAGCCATCCCCACCCATTGATATTATGATACATGAGAAATGTTGCTAAACCAGCTATAGACACGATTGACATAAAGTAGAAAAAGAAGATTAAAATTGATTTCATGTTTCATCCTAAAGAAAAGTGCGGTCGCAAAACCTTTCAATTTTCGACCGCACTTGGTTAATAACTTAATATGCCGACCGTAAGCCAGAATGCAACCAGTAACGCCAAAATCCAACAGTGAATGATGTAATTCGGCTTTGTCATCAAATAATCAATCAGTTTCTGTTTCACTGCGTTCTCTCGCTTTTTCGCGCCATTGCATGAGTTCGGTCACAGTCATATTTTCAAAGGCTTGCGGTTGCCAGTGGAAAACCATGGCAATGTCTGCCATGGCGTCTTCCACGGTTGCCGAAATCAGAATTACTCGGTTGCTTCCGCTTCGGTCGTTTCCGAGTTCTTCCCTAAAAAACCGACGGTAGCCCCTGCCAATTCGACGAAATCCGCCACTTCCATGGCATCGAAATCGGCGCGGTGTAATACCGGTTGAGTGACTCGTGGCAATAAAATACGCAGTGCATCTACATCGGTGCTAAACACATCCATGAGTTTTAGCCCTTTTAATGCCGGCACGGTGGGTTTGTTGACGGTGATTTCGGTGATCTCTTTATCGCCGCGTTTAATCGGTTGGCTTAATGTGATGACGGTTGAAGTTTCGTTTTTCATCGTTTTATCCTTTTAAAATTTCCCTCTTTCGCAAAGAGGGGCTAAGTGAAGATTTTAAAAATGCCCCTGTGACGGGGCGGGGATGTGTGAATTAAATGCCGATGGCGCTGCGGTGTTCCGCTAAGCGGTCAACGCCGTTGACGACAAAGATGGAATTGAGCAAGTCAATTTCGATGATGTCTTTGCCGTTTTCGATGATTTTGTAATAAGTCAAAGGCACGGTGTAGCTTTGTTCGGTGTCGTCACCTGATTTGTTAGTGCCATTATCGATTTCGCCAAAACGTCCGCGCATTTCGAGTTCAATGGAAGTGACTTCTTCGGTGTCGTCCTGTTGATATGAACCGGCAAAACGTAAAGCCGTGCCGTCAATGGAACCGCCAAATTCTTTGACCAATTCGGTCATGTAGCCACCCATTTTGAATTGCACTTCTAACCCTTCTAAGCCTAAATTTACTTTTACCGGGCCAAACATACCGCCTGCACGGTATTCTTCCAGTTTCATGGCAAGTTTAGGTTGTGTGATTTCATTGATTTGTCCGCGGTAGGAATTGCCGTTGCCGAGGAAGTTCATGAGTTTTAATTTTCTTGGTAAAGCCATGGGATTATGCTCCTACTTTTGCGATTTCGCGGGCGAAGTCAACCAAGTATTCATCGCTGATGTATTGGTTGAATCCAAGTTGTTCAAGCGGCGGAACCGGGCAATAGTCATAAGAGATGAGTAATTTGGCATCTTTTAATGTCGCTGCCGTGTTCAGTTCCGAATTAACAAAGGCTTTGCCGCCAATTAAATAACCTTTTGCGGTGAATTCACGCCATTTAGCATTAATTGCCGCCACAATTTCTTTCACCAACAATACTGAAATGTCTTTATCGACCGCCCAGTCAAAGGATTGCGCGATTGTGTCTTTGAGAACTTGCGCCGTGCGGGTGTAGTTTTCGTAGATGAACAGTTTGTCAGCGGAACGGGTGCGAAGTCCCCAGAACTTAAAGCCGTTGTGGTTGACACAACAAGTGATTCCGTTTTCGTTGAGATAATTCACATCCGTTGCGGAATCATTAATATCAAAGGAAAGTGGCTTGGTTACACCAGTGACACCGTTTAGCCCTTTGTTTGAAATGGAGGTATGCCAACCGTATTCTTTGTCTTGATAGGCGCGCATTGCAGCGGCACGTACCACAGCATAATCCACCTCGGTTTGTTTAGTGATTGGGTTGAAAGATTGGAAATCACCGAAGATCAGCATGAGTTCCCGTTGGGAAAAGTTGCGGCCATAGGTGACGGCTTGTTCTTTGGTATTGCAACCATAGCAAGAGGCATACACAAAGCCGTTGAGTTTTTGTGCCACGCTCACCAATTCTGTGGTGACATCTTGTGAATCATACTTCGGCACACAGAAAATACGTGGTTTAACACCGCACACAGACGCAGACACCAAAAATGCTTTCAAGCCGGTGTAGTTGCCTTCACTATCCACGGAACCGATAACATTGGCTTTCATTTGGCTTTCGTCTTCGCTTTCTTCCACACGAATAACAACGACTTTACAATTCACAATATCCAAAATGCCATCGAGGGCGCGAGACAACGTGCCTTGTTTTCCTGCTTTAGCAATGACAGCAGAGGTGATGCCGGTGAGTAAGGTTGGTTTATTTAACGGGAACACGGCATTGTCGGCATCAGGTGCAGTAGCAACCAAGCCGATGACAGCCGTGGATGATGTAGTTAGCGTGCGTAAGGCTTGGGAAATCTCCGTTACCTTGACACCATGCAAGAATTCTTCAGACATATTTTCGCCCTATGGTTTCTGTGGTTTGAAAAGATAGGGGTATTTTGTGAGGTGCGATAAAGGATTGCGAGTGGTTGAGATTGTGAGAATGAGTGCAACAAAGTGCGGTCAAAATCGACCGCACTTTTGATGATTATTGAAAGTCGGCAGGATATTGTTTGCGGTTGATTTCGCTTTCCCATGCCGTGCGGCAGTGGTTTTTGTCAAAAAATAATCCATTGATAATTTTATGCAACACACGCCAACGCTTTTTCGGCTTACTTTGGATTAATACTGCGCGACGATAGGTACGACTAGACAATGTTTCATCTGCTCCACCGCCTGTGATCGCATTAAATAGTTGGTCAATCGCTATTAATACATGATAGCCCCATGTTTTAATTTTCTTGGTCTGCATAGGTTTTACTCCATCCGGTTGAATAATCATAGTTTAATGGATCTGTGGACTGCTCCAGTGCCAGTTTGTGTTGTGTCGCAGTTTGGTGATTGTGCAACTTGGAATCTTTCAATTCTTTGAAAAGCGCCTTCATTTTTTCGTGATCCATCATAACGACATCATTTTCATAGGTCGTCCATGGCACGATTTCATCCCCCAACACATCAAATGCAGCTTTCATCTCAATCACATTGGCACGAGCTTTGTCATCAGAATCAAACCACTTGCCAATGCTTGCCACATACACACCACCTGCAGTTTTCTCATCGCGCAGTTGATTGATTTTGGTACGGATGATTTCACGCTGTTCCTGCAAAAGTACGGTCATTTTTTCGGGGGGAATTACCCATGCGTCACCACCCCATTCACAAAGTTCGCTTTCCGGTGGAATAGCAGTATAACCTTTCGGAATTGCACCTAATTCACTAATCACTAACGGTAGTTTAGTTACTGTTGAATAAAATTTTTCACCAATATGGTTTTCAATATATTCCCATTCCGACCCTGTCCATTTTGCGATAAAACCTTTCTTGTCTTTTGGCGGCTCAGCATCAATAGTACCGGCAGGCATTAAATAAATTCCATCATCCGCCTCTGCAGGAGATAAATCTGCTGATGTTTGTCCTACATAAATATTTTGTTCATTAAGCTGACATACTTGTTTTGTAAGTGCATAAGTCATAATCTATCCTTAGTATTTAATACAAGCCAATAAAGCAACGTTACGCGGGCGAGTCTCATTTTCGCCATTGTAAGTAATCGTATTTTCCCTCTGATTATTATTCCCATTGCCTGATTCCGCATAAAACCAACTACCCTGGACGCGACCTTCAAACCCACTGTTAGGGACGGTAATTGTATGGGTCTTAATTGCATCCACTTGGACAGTGCCTAATCCTCGGCCACCATCGATATTACGCCCATCATCTAAACCGCGGATAAATTCTCCTCGTAGATCAGGCAAGTTAAATGTCGTGCGTCCATCACCCACGCCGAATGTTGTGCCGATTGCATCAAATAACGCGGCATAAGTTGTACGTGATACTGCGGCGCCGTTGGCTTTTAACCAACCGCTTGGCGGGGTTGAGCGTGCAAAAAATGCAACCTCACCAACCAGCTCGCTTTTTAACTGGCGAGTATTTGCGTTATTATTTGCATCATTTGCTGTGCGTTGTGCCGCATCTGCTGTTATTTTTGCATTATTAGCTCTATTTATCCCATCATTTGCACTATGCTGTGCATTATCTGCGGCACTTTTGGCTTCCACGCCTTTATCGTAAGCGGTTTTAACTGCAGCTGATGTTGCCACATTTTCATTGCTATCGCTGTTTACTGCTGATGAGCGTTTTTTAAGTGGGATATAGTTATTCAGCGCAAGTTGTAAATTTGCTATCCACTGAGCCAATTTCTTACCGGCTCTAGCGGTTAATCCTAGTTTGTCGCTATCAAGTCCCGTATCATCCGTTAGTTGTACAATACCCGCATTTGTTGTACTTGCTTTGTCAATGGCATGACTGTGTCCATTTTGGTCAAAGCTGTTGGCGGTAGTTGCGGTAATAGTGTGTGGGGTAAGTTGTCCTCGTGTGACAAAAATCACACTGTTGTCAACGCTTAATGTAACAGCATTAGATGAGCTAACCATTAGTACCATGCGCAATACTTGAATTTTGCCGCTGCCGCTTTCTAAAGTCGGTTTATAGCTTTCCGGGGTATTAGCGTATGCAATGAGCTTGTTTTGTTCATCAAACACGCCCATTTCTCGCACGAAGAAACCGCCGACATTTTCAGGAATGGAGAGTTCTACAATGATTTGTTTGTTGTTGCGTGGGTCTAGGGTCACAGCACTGACATTGGCACGGTGTTTTTCGTTGACCAATGCGGTGCGGTTGGCGTTCGGTGTGACGGCTTGCCCGTTGCCATCGCCCACGGCGAATTGCATTAATCGCAAGGGTTGATTGTTTGCCAAGGCTTTGGCAAGGGCTTGTGTTCCGTAGTCGGTAAGAATAGAAATATATTTAGCCATAATTGTTCCAAGTACTAGTTTGGGTAAACCGTGAGGATTTCGCCTGTTTGTTGTCCGATGAAGGTGTTTAGTGTGCCTGTGGGTGAAATGGCGATAGCAAGCTGTATCAGGTGGCGCGAAACGGGTTTCACATCGTTAATTAAGCGCACAAGTTCATTGTAGGTTTGTTCATTTAATCCTGTTTCCGACACTTCAACGGTGATGCTGAATGTGCCTTCTTTGCCCTGCGGTTGCATAGCAAACCATTCTTTTAATTCCACAAGATAGCCGATTGGCTCCACAACGCGTTTTACTGCAGCGATAGTTCCTTTGTGTTTATGCACAAAGAAAGCCTGTTTAATGGCGATACGCTTAACTTCATCCGTCCAATTCTCGTCCCATTTGTCAACGGAAAACGCCCACGCCAAGTAAGCAAGCAATTGCGGTGGGCAACGTTCCGGGTTGATTAGGTCCGCAATAATGACCGGATTTTCTACCGCACTTTTTAGGATTTCCGCCGCGTGTTTTTCCAATGGGGTTGAGCCGAGGGGCAATAAGTGACTAGAAATCATCGCTTGTCACCACCTCAACTTGAATGTTTGTGCAATAGGCAGATTTGTTATTCGGCAATACGATGTCGGCTGTTGGCGCAAGCAGTTCCACACGTTGCACGCCTTCCAGATGCAAGGCAGCATAGATGCCTGATAAGCTGATGTCTCGCCCTAATCGGCGTTTTTCTTCAGTGTATGCCGTAAGTTTTTTCAATGCTTCCGCTTTGATGGGTTCGTATTCCGGCCCACGGTATAAATGCAGTTTGGCGTGGATGGTGTAATTATGGATAGTCGCACTTTGCACGGTAACACGATCACCGATTGGGCGGATGTTGTCATCATTTAATCGTTCGCGCACGGCTTGTAAAACAGTTTCAGATGCGCTGCCTTGCCCGATACGGCTTAAAATTGTGACAGTAACATGCGCAGGTTGAGGCGATACCACGGACACATCCGCCACTTCAGGATGAGCGGACAGCGCATGGAATACATAGGCACTGCGCGGACCCGCCACAGACAACCCTTCAAATGCTAATTGGGTTCGAACTCGCAATGCGGTGTCATCTTCATAAATTGCCGGCACTTTGGGCGTTTTGGTGTTATCTGCAGCTTGGATTAGTTGGCGTTGCACGTTGTAATTGGCGGCGATAACGTCTAAATCTGTGCCGGTGGCGTATGCCAACATAGTGGCTTGAGCAGCATTATTAATGCGATTACGCTCCAATAATTGCAGGTAAACCACTTCCTGCAGCAGTTTGGTGATGGGTTCACTTTCCAAAGCTAGTCTAGCCTGCCAAAATGGGCGTTCTTCCTCATTGAATAGGTTAATAAATGCCGTTTTACGTTCGGCAAATAAGGTTTCAAAATCTAAATCTTCTAAGACTTTGGGCGGTTCTAGTTTGGAGAGATCCACTAATTCACTCATTGTTTTCCACCTAAGAATAAATCATCAAAATTCACGTTTTGATTGTTATTTCGTTTACGAGCCACGATGGTGCAGACAATGCCGTTTTCGCTGATGCGCGGCTGAAATTTGCTTATTTGAATGCGCGGTTCCCACTTGGTTAATGCCATGACAGAGGCAGCAGCAAGTTGTAACAATAAAGCGTGGTTCATTGGGCGGTCTATCAGTTCCGGAATGCGACTGCCATAGTCGCGGCGTTGAATACGCGAACCGATAGGGGTGAGAAGAATGTCCGCAATGGATTGTTTAATATGATCGCTTTCGTTTTTTAATGTTTCGCCAGTGTATCGATTCATTATTCTGGTATTCCTGTTTTACTTGGGCCACCTTGTACGCCACCGTGTTTATGGTTAATTTGGCTGATGCCACCGGCTATCATGTCGCCAGTACTTGTCACGCTGCCTTCGATTTTTACATCACCTTTGATTTTCACCATCGGGCAAAAAATTTCGATTTGGTTGCTTGCGTTGATAAAGGCGGATTTAATGCCGACGATGTTTAATCGTCCGGTGGCTTGGTTGTATTCAATCGTTGCGCCATCGGCGAATTGGATCATGTGCACATCGGGCGATTGGCTTGGGCTGTTTTTGGTATAAAGCCCGACAAGCACGCAAGCGGTAGTTAGCTCACCACTCGAAGCCAAAATGACACATTGTTCGCCAACCGTAGGTGGTGACCATGTTTTTGTTGTACCGGCGCGCAACGTAATAAAGGGCAAAAAACTCGTGAGAATTTGACCGCACTTTACCCGCGCTTTGGCATTGGCATGGTCTACTTCGGCAATTAAGCCAAAGCGAATGAGGTTATCAATTCGGCGGTTTATTTCTGCGGACATAGGTAGCCTTACGGGTTAAATAATCCGTATTTTTGGCGATGTGGGGAGAAAGTGCGAGTGAGGTAAGGTGTGGAATTGGGCGCAACAAAAAAGGGCTTTCGCCCTTTTGTTAGTCTCTGTCGCGCAT